GCGAAATCTTCAACATCTTTGGTGGTTCCTCTAAAGGTTCCCATAATTTGATCCATAGCTTCGGCGGTTACATCTGCACCAACACCAAGGGCACTCATTCTGGTAGTAAGACCAATAATTTCTTTTCGAGAGTCTGCTGATATTCTCTGGAAGGCGAAGAAGCCACTGTTTAGCGTGCCGACCATAGCGGCAGCATCAGCGGTGCTACCACCAAATATTGCAAGATCTCTACTGGCCATAGAAATCTCATCTGTGAAAGCCATGGCTCCACCAGTAGATTTTCTGAACTGTTGCGATTGTTTTTCTAATTCAAGAGTGGCTGTAATTATCCCGTTCACAAACTCTGAGACTGTGGATTTAACGCCCTCATAAGCACTCTTTAGTGCGGCAATTCTTCTAATCGATTTTGCGTGTCTCTTTTTAGCTTTAGTTTCTTCTTCCTCTTGGAATTTAGACTGATCATCATTGAAGGATTTTTGCTCGTCACGCATCTGTTTTTGAAGCGCAGCAATTTCTGCCTCTATCTCTTTTGTGCCCTCGCCTCTAGCTTTCGCTTCCTCTAAGGCTACTTTCTCTGCTTCGATGCGAGCATTAACACCTTGAAGTTCAACCTGTAACTGTTCTTTTCTACCAGCAAAAGTCTCTTCAGTTAGTTTTTTAATTTCAGCTTTAGCCTCTGCTAAAAGCTTTTTTTGTTCTGCGATCGCTTCATCAAAAGTAGCCATGTTACACTAACCCCCAGCTTACTTAAGAGGCCAAGAAATGCCCGTTTCCTGTTCAAATTTTTGGATAGAGCGGTTCAGCTTCGCTCTTTGTTTATAAGTCAATGGGCTATCTAAACCGTTCCTCTTAATGGAGTCCATATACTTTTTTTCGCCAATGAGAGCCGAAGTAAGACGATCGATCTGAATCCTGTTACCAATAACCCTGACAGGGATTTTTGTTCCCTTGTACATTTTCTCTAATAAGTACTGGATCCAAGCGCCAAAAACTTTTAGCATATTCTCATCCAGTTGACCATTATTACCACTGTTTAGGTCAAAAACAAATTCATTAAAGTCAATCATGTCTTTCACAATCTGGTCTCCAAGTATACGACTCTTATTAAATAGTTGCTAAGGTCAATAAATACAAAGGGGAACCATAGGCTCCCCTTTATTTTCTTCGTGCTGCTTCTTTTCTTAGCTTCGCTGTCTCTTCAATTTCTTTTTGTAATCTATTTAAAAACCATCTTCTCAGTCTGATTGGCAAGTTATACGATTCAAAAAAACTCCAGCTACCATAATGTTTAAGCAGGAAAAGTTCTTCATATACAGATTCTATATATGAATCACTCAGGCCAAAAAAAGTCCGCACTAAGCGGGATCTCCATCTCCTCGTCATGACCACACTCAGTACAAACATAGTAGTCTTGAAGAAGGACGTCTGGATTGGCCGCTTTATACGCCTTTCTAAGATGTCTGGCATCTAACGCCGGCATTGATTCAACAGCCTTAGATAAATCCACAGGACTAACAGAACCATTAATACTGGTCAAGATAGCCCTTAAGATATCTGTCGATGCTGTTTCATTTAGTTTGTGTTTAGCTCTCTGTTCCGCTTTCTTGGTGTTTTTAAGTTCATCGCCAGCGGTCAACAGTTTAAATTCAACCTTATAGCCGCTCTTAGGTAAAGTCGTTTCATAATGCCCTGTCGAAGAGTTTCTACTGACAGAGACCGAATCTAGATCTTGATATCTAAATTTCCTAATCTCGCTGATATTGTAAGTTAGCTCTGATGCTGCTGAACAATTGTTACATACCATCCTGACTGGATATTCGTCGCCATAACCAGTAATTCTAGCTGCGACCAAAATAGCATTTCGATCACCTGTCAATAAATCATTTGCCTTGATTCTCTTATCGATGACCAAGCTATCGATCAAGCGATTCAAAGCCATCCCACTCCTAAGTAAAGATCTAGAAGTCAAAATGTCTTCTTCTTTTGCTGTCATGAAACGAATCTCTACTTGATCAACGCCAGCAAGTGGGTGAGGTTCTTGATAGTCTTTTCCCTTAGATGGTAAATCAACCATCTCTGTAGGAACTGACCATTCCATTTGCGCACCAGATGTTTGAGTTGGCGCAGGGCTGCCGCCATCATCTTGAAGATCCGGCACACCCATACGCTCTTGATTTCTACTCATAAATAAAACCTTTCCTAGATGTGTTATCTAGTTTACTCTAATATTAACCCAATGTTAAACTACTCAGTACCTAAGTAGCCAGCCACCGCATTGCCTGCACTTCTAGTAAGCTCTGCCCAGTCAAAAGCAATATCTACACTAAGTTCTTGTAATGCGTCATCTGTGTAATCAAGCCCTTGTCCAAAAGTTACCTTTTCGATCCAAGCGTTCTTGAGTTCCCAGACTTCGATTTCGTTCCCATCAGCGTCAAGTTGGACGATACGAACAGCGCCGCCGATGGCTTCAATAGCTTTACCTTTACTTGTAGTTCTGATAGCACCGGGACCCGTTGGGTAATCATATCCAGACTTACGAACAATGTTAATTAAAGTTCTTGCAAGATCTGGCTCAACGGGGTCGCCCATGGTAACACTGATTGGAGAGTTCCAAGTGACACGACCTGGGTATTTAAACTCGTGGTTCAAGTAGGTGTGACTTGTAGAAGCAATAGTAGCCTCTGGTTTAGCCGACACACTCTTAACAACCCAGACGGGAACTCCTCCTAGATAGAAAAAGAACCTATATTTTCTTTTTGGATCTGACTGAGCATCTCCCCAGAAAATTCCTTCACCTGCATTTGGCATTCTAATTTACTCCCTTAAAATATATAGTGCTTTGTTGATTAATCTGCAAACGAAGCACCAGTATTTGTAATCACAAAGTCGATTGCAAAGAATTCAGCAGTCCGGGTTGGTTTCAACAAGATCTTAGCGTAGATAATGTTTCTGTCAACCAAGTCTGGGGTTGTCGTTGATTCGTCCAAGATTAGGCGGAATTCTTCCAGTCCGAATCTCGATTGAACACTCCGAAGGATTGGTTCGGCTTGCCCGATGAATCTGTTCCATGTTGACTGAGTGTTTTGATCAAACAACATTCGACTTGCGATGAAACTAATTTCTTTCTTCAAGAACACCATCAAGCGTCTGACGTTGATACGATCTAGTGCTGACCGAGTGCGCTGAAGCGTTTTTTGTCCAAAGATCACAATACCCTCTGCTGGGAACTGTGCGATTGGGTTGATGCCCGCAGCATACAAGTCATCTCTTTCGTCAGAGGTTAGTCGTCTTGAGACATCAAGTACTGGCACACCACCGGCACCCTCAGAGAGACCGCCTCGGGCAAAGCCTGCTGGAGCATACCATGGAGCCCGAACTCGATCATTGAATGAGAAGGCACCGAGGGCTGCTACCGAAGGTGGTGCCCAAAGAGCTTGACCACTAACGGTATCTTGGATACGGACCCAAGGATAGTAGCAAGCGCCGTAACTGTTGTTAATACCTCTTTCACGAAGTGTATCAACAGCCTGCTTAATCGAGAATGAGTTACGATCTTTATAACTCTTCGTGTTCTCACTCTGTGCTTCGTATACCTTTTCAAGATCGATGATAGCAATTGCATCCCCACGATCCTCGGTAACATCTAGTAGATAATCAGTTACGCCTTGTGCAGTGACGCCAGGGATAGTAACGATGTTAAACTCAGCGACCTCTGGGTCTCTGACAACATTAATAGCCCGACGCAAACTGTGAAGCTCATAACTACTCTTCTCTGTCGTTCCAATGTTTCTGTTGGCAAATGGCTCTCTCTCGGAGATATCCAAGCCGTCAAAACCACCGTGCAAGCAAGTCGTAAACTGCTTATAGTTTTTCTCTAGCACTCGCTTGTATGAAGCAGATGCAGCGGAGGCAGAGACAATATTTTGTCCGTTCTCGGTTGGAACTTTAGCACCAGCCGTGAAGCTGAAGTCCGCAGCACGCTTACCACGTCGGTATACAGCCGCATCCGTCGATCCGCTTACGGGACCGACATCATCCAAGGAGAAGCACCACATGTGTTGCAGTGGGCTTGATCCTGCGTTTGAGTCTTGCCCGATGAAGCCACCCTTGCGACCTTGAGCACCTGGCTCAGCGCCGATGTCGAGGTTAGTGGTAGGCGACTTAGAGTCGTTAAGTCCTTGACAACGGGCTCTAAGTAGATCAATGACTTCAGTACTAAATCTGTTGTCCGAGAATGATTTACCAGTGTAAGCACCGAAGTAAATATTCTTGGGACTGTTTGGACTTCCGTCAGATGAACTAATCTTAAGCGGGAGACTTGGTATAACAACTGCTAGTTGTTGGGCTGCTTGCGTCCCTGAAAGAACGCCGCCGCCTGCGCCACCAATGTGACCACCATCAACGCCAAACGCTACCTGATCACCGCCATCAACCATCACATGGCGACTAGTCGCTCCTGGGTTGCTCAAGGTGCCAAAGCTGGCTGCACCGCTAACGATTGCAAAATCTCTATACTTAACGGGTCCGAAGACACCAAAGGGTAGATACTCAGGATTAGTTACTGCACGATCAACATCCTCGTCCATCGCAACACGAATGTAGCGTGACTTGTTTGGATAGTTACCGTAAGTGCGGTTCGCTCCTTCTGAAGTTTGATATTCTACAAACTGATCACCAATCTCTCTAGCGATGTAGTTTTTGTCCGCAGGATTCAAAGATAGATTGTCGAATCTTTCTAGAATCACGGGTCTGTTATCATTATCTGACAAACGACGGACCAACACTGAGAAAGTACCATAGGGATCAAAGTCACTCGTTGGAGCAGTAATATTTGTGATTGAAATCTTAATTTCTCTCATCGTGCTTTCACCAGCAGAGATAGCTTCAAACCTAAATAGCTTCTGCATGTTCTCAGGCTTATAGCCAGTAGTGTTTGAACCTAGATCCTGAGAGATGTACCAACCAGTTGAAGCCTTAGAGGCTGCCTGTCGTTGGTCGCCTTGCTCTTGTTCAGTATTTTGGTCGTTACGAAGCGGCATCACTGCACCCAATAAGGTACCAGCAGTTTGAACTGTACCAGTAATGGCTAATTCAGCAAAATCCGTTTGGTTCACATGTCTTTCAAAGGTTTCACCTAAGAAGTAATTAATATTTGTCGTTGTTCCAGGGAACTTAGCCGTTGAAATGGCGCTGTTAGCTAAAGTTGGATCAGTATTAAACACCTTACGGATGAATCGATCACTATTAGGGTTAAAGTTAAATCTAATCTTGTCAACTTCGCTACCACCAGCCTTAATACTAGCAACAAACTCGCCATTTGTATCACTCTTAATAAGCGTACAACCACGAGCTTGGGTTTGATGTCCAGTTCCCGTTGTACCGGAGAGGATAATACGACCACCGGCTGTATCATTGTCTACACTGTAGAAAATAGCAGCTAATGTACCCGTAAGCTGATGAGCATTGTCACCGGTCGTAGGACCTGAAGCTGATGGCCAAACAAACAAACCAAAGGCACCACCTTCGGTATCGGTTGCGCTAACTGATCCAAATTTCCACCCGGCTTTACCGCCGTTTGCCTCTGTTGCGTTAGGATCTTCTTCCCCCAACACACGGACAACATTTAACGTAGGATTGTTTCTTAACCAAGCTTGTGCGGCGTATGCAGCATAAGTTGGCGAGGTCATGTTGCCTTCACGCCAAACGTCGCCACTACGACCGCCAGGGACTGGTGCCCCGAATACATCAACAAATTCTGCAAAAGATTCAACTCTGACAGGTGTCATAGCTGGACCTTTTGGTAATCGACCAATAACTAGGGGTCCAATCGCTCCGGGTTCTCTTGGGATCTCCGAGTTGTCAATCTCGTTGATGAAAACGCCGGGAGACACAAACTTAAACTTTCTTTCAGCCATTAAACTTTTCTCCTCTAAGACGAGTTACACTTCAGCGTAAGCGCCAGTGTTGTTCCTTAGTAAATAGTTGCTTGATATTGCAAACTCCCCCCTGTGTTATGGTTTTCCAAATGGTTTAATTTTACGGGGAATTATCTTCTTACTCGAACGGACTTGATCCGCTAGCCTAAACACACCACTTTCAAGCTCCACCTTCTGTACAAACTCTACTTCTTCTTCTAGTAAAGCACGCTCATTTTGAAACACAATTTCTGCTGCCGACTCTCTAATAACAATGTTGGGTTTATCTTGGTTTTTGTCTCCACCAATAATATAACCAAGAACGTTAATTGTCACGTCAGTTTTAAAAAGTCTCTCGTCTTCGCCTAAAGAAGCTGCATTGTTTGCTAATGAGAAACTAGCATCTACAAAAGCTTCATATCTGTTGCCCTCATGGGAGATAAAGAAACTATTAATTGCACCTCGATCTGTTATAATTGGCGCTAGGATTTGATTCATCTGCTGGACATATTCAGTTGTTATTGACACAGTATAAGATACGTCAATATAAACAGGCTGAGGTATTGAGATTACCTCGTATACAACTTTGCTACTTTCCCTTGGGAATGTTTTACGAGACTTGTCAGCACCAGATAAACTTCTTCTGATTGAGTCAGCGTTTGCTCTGAGTGAAGTAGCACTTTGATTCACTCTTCTGGCAACAGTAATTGATCCACCCTTTTCATCGTTGATCCCTGGAACGTTGCCATGGTATATGCCCCGATTGCCTGGGTCTTTTGATACCGATGTTCTCTCTAAAGAGATCAAAGGGTAAATTAGTGTTGTGTTACTATCCCTAAGATTCACATTATTTTTTATCATATGTGCTCGCTCTTGTGTAGAAAAAAGCACAGGGACTTTTTTAAATCCCTTGTTTGTATCACAATGAATATCTAAATTCTCATTAAGATATTTGAACATCGCAAAATCAATATCCTCAATTTTTGAGGGATTGATTGGTAGTTGGGTTTCTGTTAACTCATTTGTCTTAGTTCTACGAGGCATCGAACAATCCCTCCCTTGCTTTTCTACAGGTGGCTACAATCTCAACCTGTTTATTATCTTGCCCAAAGAGTCTTCTAGGCTGAGACAATTTAACAATTTCATAATGTTGTTTTTCATATTGCACATAATCACCGATGCGAGCAAACAAGTCTTGATCTTCAGTTAACCTACGCTGATGAAAGTGTACTGTTATATTTGCAACCCTGTCGATACCATATTTTTCACTGGTCTGATTTGAACCTTCCCACGTTACTAAGGCATATATGCGAATCGGAGGCAAGAAAGTTTTCTTGATCGATTCTCCATACAAGGAGTGAAAGTTGGAAGCTTCCATATCAATTGGAAAATAAAGAATCTGCTGACCGACAATATTTTCGATGATCTCATCATTGATTTGTTTAACGAGATCACGCTCTTTCTCCCCAACAAACATAGGTGGTGGAGGAGCAACGGGCTGTGTCCATTTGTTATCGGGATTTGACTTTGTGGAATCAGACATTTAAACTACCCCACATAAATGCCATGTGGAATAACCTTGAGAGTTTCACCAAGAGATTGCTGGAAGCCGGCGTCACCCTCAGCTAACTTAGCATATGTCATTTCATCAAGCACTGTTTTGAGTTCCTCTCTTAGGGCGTTTTGTTCTTCTTTGCCCTCACTAATCAACGCAGAACCATTTAAGGTAATATCGTTGCCGGGGATCGGAATGCTACCCAACTTTGATCTTACTTGTCCCAACGTCTCTTTGCAAAGAGCTAATGCGAACCTTCTGATCCACTGCTTTCCGATTGAGTTAATTCTATTGTAAGGAACGTTTGGAAATGGTAACGTATTCATGTTATTAATTCCATCTGCACCGTATTTTCGATCACCTTCCTCGTCATAGTTCTCTTCAGGAAGTCTAAACTTAACCCACATTGAGTTAGGTGCAATTCCGTCTTTAGGCGCTGGGTAAATCCTCAATTTATTGTTTCTAAGTTCATATGAATAGTGAGACCCTCTAACCTTTAGATTGTCCTCGTAAGCATTAGCCTGTAGTTTGTTTTGCCATACTGGGACTAGCTGGAATGTGCTATCATCCGAATACATACCATAAGTTGACAAGTTGCCGACGATACCGTATGTACCCCCACCAAAGAATCGCCAAGCAGCGGCAGGTGTTTTATAATATACTTTTTCAATAATAACCTTATTGTTTCCAACTTGGTTATGAAATCTAGAACCTGAATCGGTTGATGCCGAATAAATTAATTGCTGCAAGTCATAATCCTGCTGATCGTCAATTGTATCAAATGATGCAGAATATACGGACTGTTGCCCACCAACACCTGCCAAAACACCCACAGCTTCTGCCATGTGTCTTGGAGTTTCCAGTGTAAATCGTGGGAACTTTAAGTTAGGTTTGATTTCAGTATCACCCCTATAAGAGGTAAACTCCCCGTCTTCATCAAAAGAACCAGTGGCTCCGCCAAGCATATCTGAAAGCACGTTCTTAGCTTGATGCGTATTAAGAATGTAAGAGTATTCAAGACATGACTCTTCGTATGCTTGATAAACATTTCTTTCTTGCAATTCAATATCTAAGATGTTACCACCTAATTTATTAAACACATAACCTACTTGGTCAACTGCGCCACTAACAAATTCAGCAGATCCGCTGTAAACACCAATAGCTAAAGAACTAGCTACATTTTGATGTGTACCCGTTATTGGCAAAACTTTTGCGTTCGTGGTACTGATTGGACTTAAATCTCTTGCTACCATAATATGAATAGTCTCCAAGTATTGAAGGAGTAACCTTTACTAACTAGTTTGCCTTTATGTTAACTTGTCCTATAAAAACAGAAAACCCCGCCACAAGGGCGGGGTCTCTGCGTCATCATCTGACTAGCCTACTATTAGTTGACTAGATCACGGCAGATAACAAGACCGTACATGTCTGAACGTACCATCTGCTTAGCATACCGAGTCATCACAGCCTTGGTAGGTGCGAATGTATCGGGATTAAAGATGGTAGGCGTGACTTGTAGTGGCACATAAGGTGCGTACACATAGCCGCTTTCAAGGAAGCTGTTACCCTTACGACCGACCAAAATCAACCCACGAGGGAAGTAAGGATCGACATAAACGTCCATCTTCTTGCTTAGCGAACCAACGTTTTGAGCACCCCATGATCCGCCTTCGTCGTCAACGGCGACTGATGCACGGAATCCAGCGGTAAACTCAAGAATGCTGGCGACCTCTGGTGAGCAAACAATAAAGTTTGCACCGCCACGGAGGGTCTTACGATGAATACGAGCACTGACATCATTGATGGTTTCCATCAAGGTCTCGTACCACTCGCTCACAGTACCCGTAAAGTCGGGAGGAGCGGTAGCCGAAGTAATGTCTGCACCACTTTCACGGTCGAGGAAACGACCAGGGCGACGACTCCAGTAAAGAGTGCCACCAGTTGCGCCTTGAACAAGATCGTTAAGAATTTCTTGATCGATCTCAAGAGCAACTTGCTCTGAAAGGACGCTAGTAAGCTCAACCTCAGCGTCGAGGTTATGATAAGCATTGAGGTCCTGAGCAAGCTCTGGGGTCCACTTAGCTTTCAACTTACGGGTCATGGCGGTAACAGCAACGCTGTCAACCTTAATGTCGATCTCTGGAATGGTGTCATTAACACCTAGATCGCCACCAAGTTCCAAGCCCCAGCCTTCAGCACCGACGACGGCACCAGTAGCGCCACCAGCAGCAAACTTATCTTTGCGTGCGAAGAAGAGAGTACCTGAAACACCAGCAATGTTACCAACGTTCAAGCTGGCATCACCATGGACGACCATAGTAAGGTAGTGACTACCATCGGACGAAGCAGAGTGCTGCGTCAAACGGCGAACAACTCGGGTTGCTGCCGTCGCAAGGTCGCTGTTGTCAAGATCAACGGTCGTAAGGTTATCAAAGTTGAGGTCATCCTTAATCGACGTGACTTCAACACGAATAACACCAATCTTATCGTTACCAACTTCACCGGTATCGCTCAAAAGATCTGCATCATATTCGATGCGCTTGAACAAGTCAGCGTTAGCCGAAGCGGTCAGAGCACGAATCTCGGTTTCGGCGGTAAGCTCAGTGAGGAGCCCAGCAGCAACTGCCAAAGTACCCGTTGGGGCGCTGTAGCCGTTTGCCAAATCATAAGCACCAGCACGGTACGAACCGTCATTGCTGACCAACCCTGCGTCTGGAATCGAAAGATCGACACCGCCAGTAATCTGCGAGCCAACTCGACGACCACCGTAGATTGATTTTCCTTTTTGGTTATAAGGAATGTCGGAACCACCAGCACGGTTAGTACCGAGGGTGAAGTCCAAAAAGAACACGAGTCCACTTGGTAGACTCATTGGTTGCACTGACACGAGGTCCTGTGCAAGTAACCCGCCGAATACACGACGTACAATTGGGAATGCGACTGATGCAAAGCCTTCGACATCGCCCGCAGCCATGGAGCTAGCTTCTTTAAGAAGTTGAGCAGCCTGGTTTTCTAGAAGACGACTCATCGCCGATCGCTTAGTATCGTCGCCGAGTCCTTCCAAAAGACCAGTCTTTTCCCACTTCTCTAATAGAGCTTCGCCTTCACGAGCCAGGGAGCGTTCACGAATGCCTTCAGTCAATTTTTCTAAATAAGACATTTTTTTCCTCCTATAGATTAGTTGTCTTTTAATCCTGCGAGTTTCGCCCATCGATTCTTCACAGGATTGTTATCAGTTGATGGAACTTCCTTTCTGGAACTTATAACAGTTGAAGATCCTCTTGAGATCGCCTCAGACAACGTATTAGCTTTTTTAGCCGGACGGCTGCTATTTGTTCTCTTAAGGGTTTCGTAGATCGTCTTCGCCTCATCAACCGTTTGTGCATTTGTGATGTGTTCGGCCAATTGCTTGCGCTGCCGCTCATTCAGGGAGTCATCCTTCAGTACACGATTCGTATAAAGCAGTCTTGCATTTGAAAGGTTGATTTCTTCCAACCGATCTTTAGCTTGTACAAGTAATGCCTTAAGCCCTTTATTCTCTTCAATCAAAGTATTATACTTCAATTCTAAATTTAGTTTTTCTTCAATAAAGCTTTCCATAGCTTCATCTTTTTCTTGCCCGTCACGAGCGTTGCTGACTGGAACCTCTTCTAGTTCTTCAGTGTAGCCATGCTCATCTTCGTGAGCCATAGCGTCTAATTCCATTTCAGCTTCTTCGGGAAGATCTAAGTTTAGCATCTCTTTGAATACTTCAACTAGTTCACCCTCATCAATCTCAATATCTTCGCTTCTGTTTCCGGGGGCAGCCTCAAGCTCTTCTTCGGAAAACTCTGGAGCTAGAGCTTGCTCTTCGTCAGCCAACTCAGGAATACCTACTTCATCAGCAAGTTCTTCTCGGTTGACCTTCTCTTCTTCTGCACCTTCAGCTTGGGCGGCAGACATGATTGCACCTAGATCGATCTCGACCACATCAGTTCCGGCAGCTTGCCCCATTGGCAGCTTATCCATAACTGATGCTTGAGCAGGATCTTCCTCTGCGGCAGCATCCATACCCGCATCCATACCCATATCAGGCTCGGCCATTGGATCTTCTTCCATACCAAGATCCATGTCATCTTCTGGGTCTTGTTCTAAAAGTTTTTCAACTCTTTCTCGAACCTCGTCTGAATACTTCTCGACTACGGCAGATTCTGCATTTTTTAATGCAGCCTCTCGCAGAGTCTCTGCATCCAAAATAGCTTGATCTAACATACTTGACATTTGTTTTCCTCTTCTTGATGAGATTTCATCAAAGTAAATAGTCTCCCACAGTTCAAAACTCCTTTATTAGGCTCCGGCTATGTATGTCACATAAATGTGCATCTTACCGCCGGTCAAAGCAGCAGTACCAATTACAATGCCGATTAGTATGGATCCTTGCGTTTTCACCCCGGTCTGCGGCGGCGCAACATTAGTTAAAATAAGACCAGAGCCATTTGCCGTGTAGTCAGTAAAAGCTGCGGCATTTTTAAATGCAGTATAAGCGCCGGCAAGCCCTACGCCAACAGTTGCTGATCCAGCAGATGCAAGATCTGTTTCAACATCAATATATCCGCCAGTAATAATGGCATTGTCAGGAATCGAAACACTTAGATTTTTATTGCCGACGCCGCCGCCATCAACTGCAAAGTCATACGTTGCCTTGATGATTCTAGTATTAGGTCTGCCCGGTGTGAATTTACCCATGTGTCAGTGTCCCCTTAGCTGTCGATACCATCGCCGGAAAGCGAGAACATCTGGTCTGGATCAATGCCTGTAAGTTCTGCGAAGATTTCAACATGTCCATTCGCAGCTTTGGAGGTAACATAAACTCTCTCAGCTTTTACGTCCATTGCGAGACTATCTCCAAAGTTATCTAAAGTAATATAATGGTTATTAACATCCCAGTTGCTAGTTTCGGAGAAGTGTACTTTTAGCCCAACATTGGCTTCACTCTTATTAACCACCGTAATGTGCTTTGACACTGAAGGGAATGAATACCCCATGGTGCTTCCACTTGCGATCGTAGCACCCGACCCTGTTACATAGGGGACACCTGCAACTTGATAAGAACCTACATTACCAAGCCCTGGTCGGTAATGTTGATGATAACTGGTATTGTCTTTGGACTCTGCTCGACCTGTGTGTGCGCCTTTCCTAAAACTCATGAGTGCTTTCTCCTATTGTACCTTTTCTTGCTAAGGCTACTATAGTTATATAGTTCCTCTTGTTTTTGATTCAACTTGTTAATTAGTTTTTGTCTTCTTCTTTTTTGCTCGCTTTTAATTGCTGAAGGTTTTTTATAGTACTGCCTGTCCTTAATCTCGTCCATAATTCCAGACTTGCGAACTTTTTTAGTAAACTTTCTGACCATGATCTCAGGATTATCTCTGCAATCCTCAGACCTCACCTCAATGTACGTTGAGATCTTTCTTGGTTGTCTTTTCTGTCTTCTCATTTATAAACTCACTTTCTTTTGTTCATTTTATCTAAAATATTTCCCCAGTTAGACATTCCTGGGATACTATCAATTCCTACTCCAGCACTAGAGGGGTCTACCCCAAGAGGGGCACCAGCACCACCACCGCCAGGAAGTGGTTTTGTGCCCTCAAACAGTGCAGAATTACTAAACTTTGATTTCACGTCATCGTAACTGCTTTTACCAATTGAGTTAAGCACTTGTTTACGATTTTTGTTCATTTGTTGTTTAAAATTTGCCTCATGTTGCGGGACTTGAGGCTCTCGTCTTTCAACAACGAGACTTCCTCCTAGCCCTTGAGCTACCTCTGATACAATTGATTTAAGAAGTCCGTCCTCAAGAATAACTTCTTTCACGCACTCCTTTACCAATGCTTTAAGCTGCGACCGCTTCATTAGTCCTCCAAAATATCGTTCAATGCACGATTGATACGATCAGCTTTTGTTAAATTAGATTTTACTTGATTCTCTGCGACTAGATAAGCACCTGTTGTGCTTGGTTCCGAGACCAAATCAAAGCACAATAATTGAAAATCGTCCTCGACCATGGTTGTTTGCCCTTGTTGGCGGGTTGAACCCAACCCTCTACTAGAGATGCCTAGCTGAACCCCACCTTTTACTAGTTGTTTGGCGACTTGCCCGGCAGGGGTATCAAGAATCTTTAACTTACCCATAACATCATCGCCATCCCACCATACTTCGGTGATTAGGTGACTTGCGTTCTTAAGCTCAACAACTGAACTGTCTGGGTGATCCAATTCTCCAATAGCTCGCCCCTCTCGGACAAGTTTGGTATAGTTCTTCATCTCTCGCTCAAGGATGGGCTTAGGATAAATGCGCCCATTACCATTCTTTTTTCCTGCGGCTTGAATTTTACCAGCCAAAACGAGATGAATGCCTTGACGATTGCCTTCACGCTCGTCCTCTGTTAGCATAGAATCGCTATAATCTAGGTTCATAAACTCTTGTAGTACATATTTTTTGCTCATTATTATCTCCTTAGAGTGCGGGCGTTACCCGCACGATACTGCTACCCCTGCAACACCTTGCGACTGGTCTTAGTCTCCACTTTTGCGTCCACATTCCCACTAACTCGGTATTCATGCTGAAATCCTCCGTCTGACACTAGCATACATAACGCATATGATGTTCCAGAAGCCAACCACCCCAACAACAGAGCATTAACCAAAGTTACATCAAATGTAAATAGTTCTGTAAAAGGATTAAGGAGCATAAGAAGCACGCCAACCCAAAAGCCAACGCACATGGGACAGTGAAAAAAATGGTGAGAAGGTCTGTACGGCTCAAAAATACTAGAAAAAACTAAGATTTGTGTTAAGCCATAAGCGCAAAGGATAAATACCAAAATGCCTATAACGGACATATTATTTCCAATCTAAAACATATAACCGTAGCCAGCAAAAGTGTAATAAGGTAGGTCACTTTGGCTATGCTTACGCCTGGTTTGTTCTGGTTCGATTTCCCCATACTCTGTTGATTCATCTGGGTCTGGGTTTATAAATCTATCTTCAATTTCTACTTCATAATCCTTGCCGAATTGCTCTTCGATGGAGTATTGTTTCATAAACTTTTCAATTTCATATAATACTACCTGCAATGGACTAATACTTTCATCTATTGATTGTGTCATGGTGCCTTCTAGTACACCCCGCATTATTCCGCCTTGAATTGAGGTCATCCCAATGGCACCCGTTCTAGCTAAAGAATCTAAGAGAAACTTCTGATAGTAGTAGACCTCTTCCCCAAGCCCAAACTTAGGAAGAGTCATAACTTTATTCTCACCTGGGATAACAACAATGTCCATCATGTCGTGATCTTTGATAAGGATATTACCATCCAAGGTCTTATGTGCCTTCAGGCGCACAGTAGCTTGTACTTCTTCAACCTCTTCAACATCAGCACCGCCTACAGCGGCTTTATTTACTGTAATTTTAATTGCCATCTTTCTTATACTCATTAACAAGTTTTTGGATTTTCAAAACTGTTTTCAAGTTATCTTGCGAAAAATCGGCTACATCAAAGTTTTCAATGATACGCAAGACACTGTTTGTATTTTTGACCATTTGTTCATCACTCTTTACATCTTCTAGAACGAGAGATTCTTTTACCTGTGTATGTAGCCTGCGAAGCTCTGAATTTAAGAATACCTTAAAATCGGTGCCGCCATCACGAATTGACAAAATGTGTCTGTTTAACAATCCTCTTTGCTCAGGCAAGAGATCTACATATTGATCATTATATTTGTTAGTAAACGTTCTGACTACAAGATCATCGATTGGTTTGAGATTTTTTTCAACCTTCTCGTCAAGTCTTTGAGTTAAATTTTCCAACACAGTTTTTTCCATCAGAACTTTCTTTTTGACTGGTGTCTGATCACTAAAAATCTGGGATACTGTGGCGAGTGCTCTATAGTTTGGAATAAATGTTGAGAATAAGTCAGAGCCTAACTCTTTATTGATTTGCCTAATCATCTTACTTTGTTCCGTGAACAACTTTTTCTGGTTTATGCCGCCATGGGCAGCTTTGGTCTGATGAATCAATTTCTCAGCAGTATAGCCATCAAGATTATCAGCCTCACACAAAGCTTTATAACAGTCAAGCTCTTTCTTCAAAACTTTGCCGTTTGAAAAATATTCCCTCATAATTGACCTTACTTTAGAGGCTTTCTTAATGTTCTTAGATAAGACTGATTTTGTTAGTTCTCGAATGAGTGCCTCGAAAATAAACCCAGTATTTCTCTTTTTATTATGCTTGGTCTTCATCATTAGCCTCCAACTGGCTGATCAAGTCTTTAATTTGATTCTTTGTTTCAAACAAAAGATTTTCATCCTTTTCTTGTGCTTCAGTTACCCCAACTGCCAATCTTCCAATTTCCTGTGCCCCTTTAAATAGGTTGCGATTACCCGGAGAAGCAGTTTGTTGTCCAGCTTGGGCTGCATAACTTCTACGTCGTGGACCCATTCCTTTCCGAGAGTCCATTTTTTCAGGGGTATAATACTTTCCTTTTGCACCAGGCGTTAGATAACTTTCATCTCTCATGCCAGGTGCCGCCAATAGTGGACCCTCATCAGCGGGCTCCTCAGCGGCGGCTTCACCACCTTCTTCACCGCCCAGTCCCAAGTCGTCGCCACCAAGGTCCTCACCGCCAAGGTCTTCACCTCCAGCGGGAGCAGCGGCGGCAGTTGCAGCTTCACCTGCTGCTGCGCCGGCAGCCTCAATCACAGCATCAAGTTTGGTATCGTGATACCTTTCCTCGATAATTCTATCAATCTCTTGCTCGTCAAGTTTAAAGATATTTTTGTATACCCAGCGTTTGGAGAAGAATCCCTCTGTAGCGGCACCAGCAATATCAAACCTAGTTCTCATGTGCTCAAGCTCTTGAAGTTCAGCAATCTTTGAGGGATTATTCAGGGTTAGTTTGAAAGACAAGAGGTCGTCGCCTCTGTACCCAAGCGTATATAAATGAACAACTGCCATCTTATGAAGCTCGGCGAGAACGACCCTCTGGAGCCTTTGGATGGTCCTAGCAAACCGAATGTCCTTTTGAGCCAGTGTCGCTTTATCTTCCATTGAATCTGACTGAGCGAGGTATGCCTTTGGTACCTTTAGAGCAGAAAACAATTTGTCTCTAAGATACTGCACATCTTCAATCGCACTAGTAAATTGCCCACCAGCCAAGGTCTCAACCCTAGAAGAGTTGCCCGCCCTAGTAGGAATATAATAATCCTCATCAATGCTCATAGCATTATATCTAAGATCTACCCTACCTGTGTCTGCGTCAACAATCTGGTTTCTCTTCATCTGAGTCCTTACTTGTTCAATATATTGCTCAACTTCTTGAGGAGGAATATTTCCCACATCAATATAAAAAACTCGGCGCTCAGGTGAGCGAACAACTCGATAAGCCATCATGGCATCTTCAATTAGAGTTAACTGTCTCCAGATTCTTCGAGCAGGCTCCAACACAGAGGTACCGTATGGTGTATATTGTTCGTTGCCCAAAACTCTAAAGTGTGCGATCTGCCAATTCTCAAAAGTGACCCCTGAACCACCGGCTTGACCACCGCTCCAATAATACTGGATGTAATTAGGGTTAGTTGGGTCGGTACCCTCAATCCTCTCGCACTCCCTGAGTGGCAAAGGCACAACATTTGTAATACCCAATTCCTCATCAATATCAAGATATAGAAAATAGTCACCGTATTTACAGGTTGAACGAGCCCAGCCAAACAAGTTGAAGTCAATGTTTAGGACACTATAAAGCAAAATGTTTAAAATATGTTTAATTTCTTGATTCTGGCAATCGACTCTGACGATGGGGGAAATCTCAGAAGAGGTTGTAATTTCATCCGCATAGACATCAAGAGACGAGGCAATCTCTGGCATGTACTCCATCTGATCGAAATCTGCGTAACGATACTCACGATTCTGTTCTGATAGTTGTTTGCTTTGTAAGGGCTCAAAAAGATTATAATATTCTTTCTTCTTAAACTCTTTACCAGTGCTTGTAGTAAATGTATAATTCTTAATACTGGTAGACTTCAAACGCTTAATTTGCTGTTTGTTGTAGTTTACGATCGGACCACTAAATAGCCTCGTTAGTCTTTTAAACAGGGTAGCTTGTTTGTTTCTTGGGTTACTGTTGTCTGCCATTTTTTATCCCTTATAAATCCAAGGCAGGTAATTGCCTCTGGGGTTTGGCTGCTGGCGTTTATCAGAATAACCTGCCATACCCTTAATTCTAGTATCTAGTTTGCTACTGTCGGATCTCCACCCAGTAAACATGGCTTTTCTTTGCTCTACTTCTTTTTGATTAACTGTCAAAGCTGTGTCCCTAATCCAACAAGCTATTGCAAGTGCAATAACCAAATCATCATTGTAACCCCTCATGCCCTGCGGTCGCCCATTATGCCAGATGAAAGTTTTAATTTCATTGACTGTGCGCAAGGAGTTTAATATAAGTAGTTTATTTCTAATGAACTCTTCAAGTTTTGATAGAACAAGTGGTCGAGTTTTCATTGACATCGTAAAACCGGCTACCCCACCTCTTGCTTCAGCCGTAGCTTGATCAACATATTCGTGAGTTGACTTCAGGCTGTAATAAATGTTATCATATCCTAACTCTTCTATTTTGTTTAGTACACCATAGTCGTGATTATTTTCAATTACTAGCAGAGCATTGTTGTACTCGCTAGCCATACTTACTAGCAGTGGTGCAAACATATCTGCTGTTACTTTTCCTTGGTATTCAGCGACTTGCTCCATGGTATCCAGTCGAATAACCTGAGCGACGCTGAAGTCACTACCATCTCCCCTTGCAACATCAGCACATAAAAGATATTCTGCCCCTTCTTGGACAGCCTTCCAAATCCAATAGTTTCTATCAAACCCTGTTCTGTGTTCTGGCTCCGAACAAAATTCTAGTAATCTTTTTATATCGTCACCTGACACGACAGTATCACCGGAGGCATTAAAATTACATTCTAGCTCTTGGGCTATTTCCCTTGCAGACATGTTCCGGGTCTCTTTTTTAAACCATCTTTCGTCTCTTTCAGGATGGATTGACCAAGGCAGCTTAATGGTGTGAAAATCGTTTTTACTCTCTATAGCCTCGGTGTAAGTTTTATGAAACCAGTTCCCAACACCGTTAGGGGTAGACAAAGCAATACAACGTCCACCAGTTGACAATGTAGGGTAAAGACCTGCCCACAACTCATCCATTCCCTCAACAAAAGCAGCCTCATCTACAACTAAAAGAGACAGTGCCTCTGAACGACCTGCGTCGCCTGAAGTTGAGGACGCTTTGACCTGAGACCCGTTAGTCAGTTCAAATGATGTTCTGTTGTTAATATTAATATCTGCAATTTTTAACCAAGGTGGCAAATGCTTGTGAATTGATTTAATCTTCTTGACTAAGTTTGTAGCCGTGCTTAACTTGGTTGCAACAACAAGAACATTCTTTTCTCGCTGAAACAACATTAGCCAACAAACATACGCTGCAACAGTTGTGGAAATACCAAGCTGTCGTGCCTTTAGAATTACGCTAAATCTATTCTCGTTGAAATGACCCAAGGCTTCCTTTTGAAAATCATAAAGATCAAAAGGAATAAGCCCCCTCATGGGTTCAGATATTTTAGCGTAGCTGTTGGTAAAATAAACTGGGTCTCGTCCACAGCGGACGATCTCCTGCATTATCTCCTTTTTCGTGAGAGACATTTATGCCTCTGGCGTATCAGGATTCTTCTTTGATTTATCGTTTGGAGGTCTTTTGTCTGTCGAAAGTTCTAAGAACTTCTTAAAGTTATCCTCTAGTCTATCTTTATCTGATTTTTGACCGATAGGATCGACTCCCTCTACGCCTCCAATCTTATACGCTTTTTGAGCTTGAATAAAAGTTCTGATACGAGAAATGCTTTGCGCATCAACTCTAGCCTCGTCGATAGGGGACAAAGTTACGGAGCTTTTTGTTAGCTTTCTATATTCCTTTTTAAGATACTTTAAGATGTCAGCAAATCGAGCCTCGACTTCGTTAACAAGCTTATTGGGTGGGTGCATATCTTTCATGCTCATCTCTGATTGATAAGAAACAACCATCTGATCTGCTGCAAATTTAACCTTGAATCCATCAAGGGCAGCTTTATCATAAATACCCCTACCGCTCTCTCTCTTGAGTCCCAACTCTAGAGGTTCGCCGTTCTCATCTAGGGCACCATCATATGCGTTTGCTGCTGCTTGAGCCAGACCTTTTACAACATCATTAATATTTGCCATGCTGTTTCTTTCTCCTTTTCAATACTTCTTGTATTCGTTCATCATTAGGTCGCCAACCAGTGTGCCATCTTTCCTCACGGTCGTGAACAAAATCATAGTAGCACTTTTGACAACATCTAAATCTATTCATATATAGGTCGTCTTTCATAGAAAATGAATATGTTTTACACACAGGACAAGTCCTATCGTCTTTTCTTTCATTAACCTTTTTTGAAATCAGAACTCCATCAATGTTTATCTTCTCTTTTTCTACCGAGTTTTCTTTGTAACTTGCCTCTTTAAGTTGGGCTAGGTATTCCTTTTCTTTTTCTTCGTCCCAATATGACCTGAAGTCTTGGACTGTCTCTTTGCCGTATTTTTCTGCGATCGCTTTTTCAACTGATGCGACATATTCCCAGTTCACTTTCTTATTCATTGAGGATGGACCGCATGAACAATCCCAACAGAAACCCCGACACCAACTAATAGCCCAGTAAAAAGACCCACTGTGCCCCGGTTTCTCTCAAACCAAGAATTGTTTTTCTTTAGTTGCTGCTCTAGCTTTGTGATAGCTTCTTTGTATGCCCCTTGCATCTGAACACATACCTTTTGATCTACTGAACATTCAGCAAGTTTTGAATTTGTATCAATCTTCTTTTGAAGCATTTTTCGGAAATCCTCTTCGCTAAGAAGAATTCCAACGTAAGAATCACCTGATTGTTCAACAACCGCTGGGCGAGGTTTGAACTTTACAACCTCTGCCGCAGCGGCGTTGAACGATAACAGTAATACGAGTGCAACCACTTTTTTCATGTTACTTCTTTAGGAACTTTTTAAGACCTTCGATGCGTTTGGCAGGTCGCTTAAGACCACTAACTAAAGTGTATGTCACAAGCTTATCCCGCTTTGCATCCTCATAAATGCCACGATGCACAATAGCGCCACCAGTCAAGGCAGCCAAAGTATCAAAGCCGAACTCGATATTATCCATCAGTCCAACAGTCTCCTCAAAGATGACTTCACCACCAACAACAATACAAGCAGCACCGGTAGCAGTTGTCAAGTCAAAACCTTCTGCGAGTAAAGTTTTTTCTAAGTTTTTCTTCAAAGCACTTGACACAGCAGTTTCGTTCTCTGGT